GCCTGCTGGGAATCCTAGACCAATTGTATTGACAGAGGATGTGATTAGTGCTATTAGGGTCGGTCACGTAACACAAGCCTCACCACTCTTTGGTAGCCATATTTCCACACAAGCAGCAATGCGTTACCACAAATTCTTTGACAACGTGATCATTTGGCTTGACAAAGATAAACAGATTGATTCAATCAAATTCACAGCACGTCTAAACAATCTAGGTATCACCACAAGGAACATTATTACTGACAAAGACCCTAAAGAGTATACTGACACTGAGATTGTTGACATCTTAAAATAATTATGTTACAATCTTTATATACTATATAGGAAATACATGATCAATATAATTTATTCATTACTTAATAGAGAAATATATAGTAAATATAAAGATAGTTTATATAATATAATTAAAAAAGATAATAAAGAACTATATTTACTATATAAATATATTACTGAACTTCACGATAAGTATTCTCGTGATATTACCTTTGAGGAATTTAGTCTATACACACTCTCTCGTGTACCTGAAAAAGATCGGGAAGTCTTCTCTGACTTGTTGCACAAAATCCAACAAGACGGCCCATCAGATATTGTACAAGATATTTTTGTAGAAATGCATAATAAACACGTTGCCTACAATCTTGCACTAAAAGCTCTAGAAGCGTCTGAGGGCCGTTTTTCTTTTGAGGAGCTACGTGGGTATACCCAAGAGCATTTAAATGCAGCCACACCCCTCGCAGGGCCCTCTATGGAGCATGTAACACATGATCTAGATGCACTTTTAAATGGTACCATCAAAACACAGGGTTTACGATGGAGATTAACCGCAATGAACCAGATGCTTGGTTCGCTTAGAAAGGGTAACTTTGGATTCATATTCGCAAGACCAGAAACAGGGAAAACAACCTTCCTTGCATCAGAAATCTCACACTTTGCTCAACAAACAAAACGACCAATACTATGGTTCAACAATGAAGAAGATGGTGCCGCTGTTGAACTCCGAGTTTACCAAGCTACTCTTGGATGTACACTTACAGAACTTAGAGCTTTTCCAGAAGAATCTAATGCAAAGTTTATTGAACTCGGCGGGACTAACATCAAACTATTTGATTCAGCATCCATCCACCGACGACAAGTTGAGGAACTTTGTGCGATCTACGACCCTGCCCTTATTGTCTTTGATCAACTTGATAAAGTCAAAGGATTCGTTGGAGACCGGGAAGATCTCAGACTTGGAGGAATTTATGTATGGGCTAGGGAACTTGCAAAACAGTATTGCCCTGTTATTGCCGTATCTCAAGCAGATGTGTCTGGAGAAGGAAAAAAGTGGTTAAACATGGAGAATGTAGCTAATGCCAAGACTGCAAAGCAAGCGGAAGCTGACTGGATTCTAGGTATTGGTTGCACTTTTCAGGATTCTGAACAGTATGATAGGTTCTTACATCTATCAAAAAATAAACTAATTGGGGATACAGATACAATCCCAGAACTGCGACACGGAAAAATGACTGTACGAATTGTGCCAGAGCTGGCAAGGTACTCAGACGAATGAAAAAAATATATAACACAAAAGAAGAGCAATTACAAGCTCGTAGAAATAAACGCAGAGACCAGTTAGGTAGAAAATTATCTGATGCAAAAGAAAAATTTATCTTACGAACAGACTCAGGTTGTTGGGAATGGTTAGGACAAAAATGGGATGCTGGTTATGGCTATGTTAGAGTAGCTGGAAAATGTATCCCAGCTCATAGATATATTTATACTTGGCATAAAGGACCAATTCCAAAAGAACTAGAAGCTTGTCATACCTGTGATAATCGAGGTTGTGTAAATCCAGATCATATTTTTATTGGAACTCATGCAGAAAACATGAAAGATATGGTGTTAAAAGGTAGAAGTTTAAGTCGAAGAGGAAAAGACAACCCAAACTATAAACACGGACGTAATATAAAACCAATTGAGGACTAAATGGCAAAAACATTTCTAATTGGAGATACACACTTCGGGCATAGCAATATTCTCACATTTAAAAAGAACGATGGTACATTACTGCGAGATTTTCCATCAATCGCAGAACACGATGCTTATTTGATCTATCGTTGGAACACCACTGTACAGCCAGAAGATAAAGTATATCATATGGGTGATGTTGGCTTTACAAATTTTACAAGACTAAAATATGTTTTTGATCAATTGCATGGTACAAAAGTATTAATCAAGGGTAATCACGATAACTTTAAACTATCTCAGTATCAACAAATCTTCAAAGATGTGCGTGCTTATCATGCACTTGACCGCTATATATTAAGTCACATTCCTATTCATCCCGATAGTCTTGCTCGATGGAAAGGAAATATCCATGGGCATTTACATGCAAACCATATAGCTGATCCACGATATTTGAATGTTTCCGTAGAACAGTTAAATGACTATGCACCTGTAGATTTTAACGAGGTATTACACTACTATGAAACAAAACACACAAGGTAGGAAGGCAGCAGGTGATATTAGATATACACACATGCTGACTCTTGCAAAAGAATTACGAAACAGTCCCTTAAATAAAGGTCAAAAAGATTTAATTGCTGCTTTTCTTGCACGATACTTTAAAAAACGAGTACTTAACTTTGATCTAGATAATTTTATGGCCGTATGTTTGGGTCTTTCGGAGGGTAAATATGCTGCACATGTACACGATTCCCTTATCAATGGATGTTTATGCCAAGAGCGAGAACGATGCGATATTCCAGTTGCAGAAGTTCTTGAGAACAGCAAGGATTGAATATGGACTTGATGAAGTCATCACTCGTCACGACGTTGACGAAGAACTACTCGAATCCCGTTGTGGTCGATGTCGAAACCTCGACCTATTTGAAGGGACACCCGTTTAGCACACGCAATACTATGGAAATGGCTGTTGTTACCACACTAGACAATAAAAGTCAAGTGTTTACACCACAGACATGGACAAGATTGCGCTATGCTTTAGAGAAATCTGACCTATGGATTACATTTAATGGTAAATTTGACTTGCACTGGATACGGCGTGAGCTTGGTATTACCCCCAAATCTGTATGGGATTGCCAACTTGCCGAGTTCTTGTTATCAAATCAGCGATGGCGGTATCCTTCCCTTGACGAAGCCTGCGCTAAGAGAGAACTACCACGAAAAATGGATGTTGTCAAGCATGAATATTGGGAAAAAGGAATTGATACCAAGGATATTCCCTATGAAGTTCTGCGAGACTATGTAATTCAAGATGGTGAGAGTACTTTAGCCCTCTTTGCTGACCAAGTTAAGGATTTTGAAGGGCAACATGCCTCAAAATATAAGCTTTTTAGGGTACAATGTAACGATTTACTTGTATTACAAGAAATGGAATACAACGGTATCTTGTATGATGTGGAGGGATCATTAGCGGAAGCTGACAAACTAACGCAAGAAGTGGCAGCTATTGATAGCAAGATGACCCAAATAGGCAAGCTGTCTTTCCCATTTAACTTTGATTCTCCCCAACAAATATCCAAACTATTGTATGGTGGTATTGTTAAGGAGGAATTCTCCGCCCCCATCGGTGTATTTAAAACCGGTCTCCGCAAGGGTGAAGTAAAGATGAAGAAGTTTGAACGAGAGCACGTCTTAGAACGCCTTGTAGAGCCGCTGGCTGGCACGGAGATGGCCGCTGAAGGGATATGGTCCATCAATGAGGATACCCTCGGCAAACTCGCAGCACGTGGCCCTGCTAAGGCACTCATTAAACTATACCAAGAAAGGGTAAAGCTACAGAAACTAAACTCAACTTACCTAACCGGTCTACCAAAGAGAATTAAAGAGATGGATTGGGATGATAATATTATTCACTCCAATCTAAACCAATGTGTTGTTGTATCTGGTCGCTTGGCTAGTAACAAACCAAACGTACAGAACCAACCAGCACAAGCTAAACAATTCTGTATAAGCAGATTTAAAACCTAAAAAACTGAAAAATATGCAAAAAAAAATTCCGGCTTAAGGAGAGCTAAATGATAGTGCAGGTAGATGCTAAGAGCCTGGAATGGTGTACATACTTATTCCTCTCACAAGATCCTGTAGGTGTTGAAGAATGGTATGGTGTAGTCAATGATCCAAGCAAGAATGATATTCATCGTGCTAATGAGACAGCCTTCAAGCTACCGTCACGACTAGTAGCTAAGGTGTTTCTCTTTCGTTGGATCTATCGCGGTTCAGCCTTTGCCTATAGTCGTGATCCAGATTTCATGGGTGTCTCTCGCAAGGTTGACTTCTGGCAAGATGTTATTGATAGGTACTACAGTAAGTACAAAGGATTGCATAAGACTCACTTGAATTATATTGAGACTGTCAAGAAGACAGGTCAATTAGTTTCCCCGCTTGGTAGGGTATATGACTTTGAACCACAAAAGAAAAGAGGTGAGCTAGTCTGGAATGAGTCAGACATCTGTAACTACATCAACCAAGGATTAGGTGCAGATGTTATGTCAGTTGCACGCATTATTACCAAACAAAAGTTTGATAAATATAAACTACAATCTTTGCTTGTCAATACTGTGCATGATTCTATAGTAGCGGATTGTCCTGAGAAGGAGGTAGCAAATGTAGAAGAGATTTTCCTTGATGTATTCAAGGAATTACCAAAGCGTGTGTCACAAGCATACGATATTAACTGGAACTTGCCCATGCTGGGAGAGGTTCTGGTAGGTCCAAACATGGACATTCACTGACGATATAAGGAGATTACTAATGTCAGCCATTCAAATTAAAGTTATTTCTGTAGAAGTATCCACACAAAAAACCCAGAAGGGTAGCTATGATATTGCAGAGGTAACATATAAGAACCTTACCTTCCAAGATAAGGTAGAAGCAAAGAAGGTTGTTTCATTCAACCATAAGGAAGTCTTTAATACACTAAAACATGCCGCGCAAGGGGCCGTATTCACCGTACAGCGCGTCAAGAATGATGCTGGATACTGGGACTGGGTTAGCCTCGGTGATGATGAACCAGCGGGTGCAGCTACGAGTACAGCGAGTGGAGGTAAAACTATGGCATCACCTAAGTCTACATATGAAACCCCAGAGGAGCGTGCAAAAAAGCAAGTGTATATCGTGCGTCAGTCAGCAATCAACGCTGCTATCGCTACACTAAAGACAGATAAAAAGAATCCAACACCAGATGAAGTGCTAGAACTAGCTAGTCACTATGAAGGATATGTCTTTGGTGTTGAACCCGCATCTGGTGTTAAGGCAGCCATGCCTGAACTACCTGATGACGACGACGTGCCTTACTAAAAATAATGCCTATGCCCCTTTGGGGGGCTGGCAGTTAGGACTATATGCTTTGTTTAATTGATGGTGACTTAGTAGCATACCGCTGTGCTGCTACGTGTAAGGAAGATGATCCAGTAGATGTAGCTCTTTATCGTGTAGATAAATTGATACGTGAGATCATCGAGGCGGCTGACTGTGAGGAGTATCAAGTTTGGTTGACAGGAAGTAACAACTTCCGTAAAGAAATCAATCCAAACTATAAAGCCAATCGTAAAGATATGGTGCCTCCTGTTTATCTACAAGACTCACGCGAGTTCCTTGTAACTGAACATGGAGCGAAACTTGCTCACAATATGGAAGCAGATGACATGCTTGGTATCAACCAAACGGATGGTACCATCATCGCTTCTCTTGACAAAGATCTGTTAATGATTCCAGGTAAACATTTTAACTGGATTAAACAAATCTTTGGTGACTATACAGTAGTCACGGAAGAGATGGGATGGAAGCACTTCTGGAAACAAATGTTGATTGGTGATACGTCTGACAACATCAAGGGCGTAGCCGGGCTTGGGCCTGTCAAGGCCGGGCGGCTTATCGATCCACTGGAAACCAATGAAGAGTGTATGGAAGCAGTGCTTAGCAAGTATGATGATCACGACCGCTTCTTGATTAACGCAAATTGTTTATGGATTATGAGGAGTATGGATAGCATATGGCACAAGGATCTGGGCTTGACTTTACCAAACGAATTACAACAAGAGCAGGATCGCCTGTCGAAATCTATTATGTCCGTGAGGGAGTCTACATAAACGGTGCATACTATGAACAATACGACGATGTTTGGTGGCCTATACAATGGGACTGGGAAGGCAATTATGCAAGTAAAAAATCAGCATTGGATTTGATAAATGAAAAAAGTAAAACTCGCGCTAGCTAGTCTAGCTTTGTGCAGTACAGTAGCCATAGCTGGACCATACATCGAGCTAGGTATTGGTGCTACACTAGGACCTAATACAATTGAGAATGGTTGTATTAGTGATTGGAGTCCTAGTCTAAAACGCGATGCTTGTTCAGAGAATCCACTAGGCATCGCCGCTATTGGCTATACATACAAAGGCTTGAGTCTACACCTAGAGCATACAAGTAGCTTAACTCATCAGGATTATGGCTTGAACACAGCATCTATTCGATATCGTTATGAGTTCTTTAATGACTAACCAAATAGACAAAAGAGAACGTCAACAATTATATTGGATATATCATGATGCTAAAAGACGATGCACTAATCCAAAGCACCAGGCTTTTCCACGATACGGTGGACGTGGCATTGAATTTAAATTTACTTCTTTTGATGATTGGTTAAACCATATTGGACCACGGCCTACTGGTTATGAACAAGATCGTATTAATAATAATGGGCATTACGAAGTAGGTAATATTCGTTGGGTGGATTATGCTACGCAACAAAAGAATAAACGAAAGTATGTAACCAATACCAGTGGTGTTGTTGGTGTTTCTTATATAACAACCACAAAAAAATGGATTGCTAGATGTAACGAACAATCAAATGGAAAGCGTAGGTATTTATATGTTGGAAAAGACTTCCAAGAAGCATGTCGTGCAAGACAATTATGGGAAGACTCATGTACTGCGATCAAATCTTGAAATTAAATTAGCCAATATATTAAATGAATATGATGCAATCTGGGATTATGAAATAACAACTATCCCGTACATTATTCCAGAATCAGATCATAAATATACTATAGATTTTACATTAAATAATGGAGTTTATATTGAAGGCAAAGGGTACCTCTCCGATCACGCTGAGCGCAGAAAGTATGTGCTCCTCAAAGAACAGCATCCTGAACTCGATCTCCGATTTGTATTTGACAATGGAAACAAACTTTGTGGGGGCACTAAAATGAGTCATAACAAATGGGCAGAAAAATATAATTTTAAGCACTGTGATATTAAAGATGTTGACCAAATTAAGGCATGGGTAAATGAAGATACAACCAAAGAGTAGTACAAAAACATATAAGGTTTGGAACAACATGAAGAAGCGTTGTAACCAAAAGAAAAATTACCCTCGACATGGTGGGCGTGGGATCACCTATGATCCGTACTGGGAAAAGTTTGATAACTTCCTTGAGGACATGGGTGAACGCCCCGATGGATACACACTGGATCGTATCAACAATGATGGTAACTATACAAAAGATAATTGTCGTTGGGCAACGTATGAAGAACAGAATATTAATCGAACTATTCGTAAAGATAATACGCTAGGGATTATAGGAGTTCAACCACATCTAGGTGGATATGTTGTTCTAATCAATAGAAACAAAAAACGCATCTATCTTGGTTGGACTAAGGATTTCTTTCTTGCTTGTTGTCTTAAGAAATCTTGGGAAGAAACCTATGGCTAAACATTTAATCTTGCCAGATGTACAAGCAAAGTATGGTGAAGACTTTACTTTCTTAAAACATATAGGAACTTATCTAGTCGAGAAAAAACCAGACGTAGTAATTTGTCTAGGTGATTTCGTTGATATGGAAAGTCTTAGTAGCTATGATGTAGGCACAAAGAACTTTGAAGGTAAACGATATGTCAAGGATCTGGAGGCAGCACACGAAGCCATGTCTGTCTTACTATCACCGCTTCAGGAATTTAATTCCAAGGCAAAGCGTAATAAGGAGAAAACTTATAAGCCACGCCTTGTCCTTACGCTTGGCAACCATGAGCAACGCATCATGCGGGCGGTCAATAGTGATCCAAAACTTGAAGGACTAATCAAATATGAAGATCTACCTTACAAGGCTTGGGAGGTACATGACTTCCTTAAGCCAGTATTTATTGACGGAGTTGCATACTGTCACTATTTTCCTTCAGGTGTACTTGGTCGCCCTGCTACTACCGCTTCAGCGTTGGTTGCAAAAATGCATATGTCTTGTGTGGCAGGGCATCAGCAAGGCAAGCAGGTTGCATATGGAAAACGACCGGATGGGTCTACCATTACTTGCATCATCGCAGGATCTTGCTATGAACATAATGAAGGATACCTGGACCATCAATCAAACAACCACTTCAGAGGGCTCGTCATGCTACACGAAGTTACCAATGGTACCTATGACGAAATGTTCGTGTCACTAAAATACCTAAGGAAGAAGTATGAATCCACCTAACCATTACAAAAGTACTATGTTAATGGACTATCTTGTATCACATAACATTGGCTTTGCCGAAGGGAACATCTGTAAATATGTCGCTCGTTGGCAAAGCAAAGATGGCATCAAAGATCTTCTTAAAGCTCGTGATTATCTTAATGCTCTTATTGCCCATGCCGAACTACAACAACCTGATGTCTGGTCTGGTGTGTCAGCCAGTGAAGGACTACTATCCAAAGGTGAGAAGCTATGAATGTAAACACATATCTTGATGCAACAGATGCAACAGCAATCTACCCTGAGGCTGGTACTGGTGCACGTATTGAACTGTACTACCTAGCTATGGGTCTTACCTCGGAAGCTGGCGAGGTTGCTGGTAAGATTAAGAAACTAATTCGTGATGATGTATATGATCAGGGGGCAATTGCCTATGAGTTGGGAGATGTATTTTGGTATTTAGTTCGTCTGTGTGATGCTATTGGTTATAAACCTTCGGAAGTAATGGAGATGAATATCAACAAACTACTTAAACGAAAAGAAAAAGATACCATTAAAGGTAATGGAGATGAACGATAAACCCGTCTTACAAATCAATGAGCATTACGAAAAGGTAAAGCTCGAACTACAAGAAGCTCTATACTTAATTAAATACCTATCAAAAGAATTGGTAGAATTAAAACGAGCTTTCAAAGCATTAGAAAGAGAGCGCACCAATGACTTTTGATGACCTTAAAAATAGGCTACGAGAAGAGACAGAGCTAGACTTCCTTGAGATTCTTGACTTGACATCCATCGAGCTAGTTGATCTACTTGAAGCAGAGATCTATGATAAACAAGATAGGATCAGGAATTACTACGATGAAGCTGAAGAAGACGGTGACGGGGAAGAAGAGTCCTACTAATCCTGATCGTAAGGAAGCACATGAAGTTCGCAAGGTTAAGCTAGTTTATCTAGCTAGCCTACGTGAACAAGAGCAACAGCAAGAGATTAAGGATTATATATACAATGCAGATAAACAGATTCAAGAATAACCTAGCAGAGAACATCTTCCGTAATAAGTATGCACAAGGACCTGAAGATACCTGGGATGCACTATCTGAACGAGTGGTTGAAGATGTTTGTGGCACTCGTGGTGGTACGGATCGTGCACTCATGTCCAAAGAAGATAGGGATCAGCTAGCTGAATACATTAAAGAACAGAAGTTTATTCCTGGTGGTCGTTACCTATGGTATGCTGGTCGCAAGAACAGTTACTTTAACAATTGTTTTCTGCTACGCGCAGAGGAAGATACGAGAGAAGAATGGGCAGCAGTAACACAAAGGGCAGTGAGTTGTCTCATGACTGGGGGTGGCATTGGGATCGACTATTCTATTCTCCGTCCATCAGGCAGGCCGCTGACTCGTACTGGTGGATTGTCCAGCGGTCCGATCCCGCTGATGCAGATGATAAACGAGGTTGGGCGCGGAGTGATGCAAGGTGGCTCAAGACGATCCGCGATTTACGCGAGTCTCAATTGGCTGCACGAAGACATTCCCCTTTTCTTACAAGCGAAGAACTGGAGCGAGAAAGTAAAGGCACTGAAGAACGAAGACTTCAACTTTCCTGCCAACTTAGACATGACAAACATAAGTATTAACTATGATGATAAGTGGCTTCATAATTCAAGTCGTAGTACTCTGCATACTTTTGTGGAGAATGTTCGACAAGCAATGATGACAGGGGAACCTGGCTTCTCATTTAACTTTGGATCTAAACAAAATGAAACGCTTCGCAATGCTTGTACAGAGGTTACGTCTGAAGATGATAGCGACGTATGTAATCTTGGTTCCGTCAATCTCTCTAATGTGGAAAGTCTGGACGAGTTCAAGTCAATCGTTGAACTCGGTTCTAAATTCCTCATCTGCGGCACTCTACGAGCAGACCTCCCCTACGACAAGGTTTATGCAGTCAGGGAAAAGAACCGTCGTCTTGGACTCGGACTCATGGGTATCCATGCGTGGCTTCTAAAGCGTGGCTATGGATATGAAGTAACACCAGAACTACACAAATGGTTGGAGGTATACAAAGATGAATCCGAGCGAGCAGCTAATGAACACGCTGAACGATTGTATGTATCAAAGCCAGTTGCCTATCGCGCTATTGCTCCAACAGGAAGTATTGGTATCCTTGCTAGCACGACTACTGGAATTGAACCACTTTTTGCGGTTGCCTATAAACGAAGATACCTTACTGACGGCACTAAATGGAAGTATGAATATGTCGTTGACTCTACCGCAGACCAGCTCATCAAAGAGTACGGCCTCGACCCAAGCAAAATCGACACAGCATATGGACTAAGCCATGACTACGAAAGACGCATCAAATTCCAAGCAGACATTCAAAATTACGTTGACATGTCAATCAGTTCTACCATTAACTTACCTTCTTGGGGCAGTCGAGGGAATCGAGAAGAGGACGTTGAGCACTTTGCACAAGTGCTTAGTAAGTACGCTCCACGACTACGCGGGTTTACGTGTTATCCAGACGGAAGTAGAGGAGGTCAACCCCTAACAGAAGTACCCTACGAAGAAGCAATCAAACACAAAGGAGTAGTATATGAGGAGAACGACATCTGTGTAATTGGTGGTAAAGGAGGTTCATGTGGGCAGTGATAACTATAAACTAATTTTTATGCTTGACTTTATCAGTGGTGTTATGGCTGGTATTGAGTTTTACTTTGGTGAAAATCTAGAACCAGAAGACAAGTTCGCAATGACTGTGGACTTGCTAATCTTCCGAGTAACTGTTGTATATACGAAAGGAAATAATTATGAATGAATTTATGATTGAACAACTAGAACTAATCAAACGACAACAAGAACTAATGCATGAGTTTATGATCGCTATGTTGGATAAGTTCAAGAAGTAATAGACAAAATTAAAGGGCGGCTCTTTCGAGACCGCCCTTTTTTTTATTTGCGCTTACCGCCGCCCTTCTTGCATCCCATAGTTACCTCCTATTGAATTCACCATACTCCTGTACTTTACGAGCAGTAGCCATATCCTTACCAACTTTGCCATTCTTGTTGATAAACATACGCTCTAGTTGTGGCATATAACGGTGATACATTTCTGTACCAAGTTTGTTTTGAATAGCCTTACCATCTTGCCCAAGATCAACAAGCTTCTGTAGGATCTCTTGATTCTTTTTAGCATCTGTCTTAGGTGTGTCCATAAACACATCATAGAGTTTCTCTACACGTTGTTTATTAACAACCTCTTTAGCTGCTAAGAATCTGGCTTGGTCTGATTTGAATTTCTCCTCTGTTGATTTAGTACCCATATACCCAGAGACTTTCTCTGTAGTACCACGAGGAACTTGTGCAGTATTACCTTTACCACCAGCAGTCATACCAGTACCGTCACCTTTAATGGCTGCCTCATTAACACCAACATACTCACGTGCACCATAGCTAGCTGCACCAGATGGCATTACATTTGTGATAGCCTTCTTGGTTTCTTCGTTGGTAACATTACCACCAAACAAAGCTTTGACACCAGTAGTTAGACCAGAGACAACACCAGCAGCAGTACCTAAGTGTGGCATCAACTGACCAAAGTTTTCTTCTCCAGTAAAAACTGAACCAACTAGAGATAAGAACGTCATGTTAGCACGAGTAGATGAGGCTACATCAACACCAGTGGTGGCAGCAGGGATACCATACAAGACAGCCTTTTTAACCATATCTTGATCTACTTCCATACGATCCAAGAAATCTGGATTGTTTTTAGCTAGCTCAAGTATTCCAGGGGGTGCCCATTCAGGGAAGAAATTCTCCAACATCTTACGGAACATCTCATACTCTTGAATAAATATAGGACTCATTGCACCACCAAGGGCAGTAGTTACCAACATGTAATTAAGCATTGGTGCCCACG